CGGACAACGGAGGAATTCCAAGATCGGAATGGCGGCGTCGATACTCTCGTTCGCGTCGTACAGCATGGCTATGACGTCGGTCAAGGGCCCCGGGAACTGAGGCTGAAGGGCGAAGCCACCAGACGAGTAAACCCTGGGACTGACAACGCAGATCTTGTCCATGTCGACGGCGGAGGTAAACTCCAAGACGGAGACGAAGTTCGTGCACGCGTACGGCGCAGTCACCTCATCGAGTGGCAAGTGGCGATGATCGAACGCATCGAAGGCGTAGCCGAGAGCCCTAGGGACCTTGGTGACGTGCTTCCCGCTACGCGCTGGTTGGCGCTCGCGCTGTTGGCGCTTGCGGGGAGCCCGCCGGACCACGGTCTGGCTGCTCGCCTCCTTCCACCACTCTCTCCGCGGTTGCCAGCCTTTGTTGGCGAGCGCGTATTGACGCGAAAACGAGGCTTGCAACTGCTGTTGAGATTGTGGCGACGCATTCGCCAAAGCGCGAAGCTGCTTGCTGGTGAGCTGCTGCGGTGGCGCCATTGGCTAGCAAATAGATCTCCGTTATAAGTTGATAAAGTGTCACCTAGCTAGGTGACAAAGAATAGACACGGCACAAAGGGGCCGCGATCAAGAGAGACACGAAGTGTCTAGTCCAACAATAGGCATGCTCTGTGCATACTCTACGTTGGTGCCCGGCCCGCGTGTGGGGGACTTCCCGGCGCATGGCGCCCGCGGGTCACCGAAGCCAGCTAGTCTTCTTGCTTGCTGGGCTCGACTGCATCGCAGCCCTCGAGCGCCCACTCGAACTCCCGGCACACCTGCCGGAAGATGTTGGTCTGGCCCTCGTCATGGCGGAGCGCCCACAAACACCCGCACAGGGAGTCCTTGTCGGGATTGACGGGCTTTCCCCTGGCGTTCACCTTGGTGAGCTGCCTGGCCACCATCTTCGCGAGGTTCATGAATTTCGCGGTCCAGTGGCCGCCCTCCTCCGTGAACTTGTGCGAGGTGAACTCCACAGGAGCGCCTTGCTGGGTCTCACTGAGGCCCTTGGACACGTAGCCGGCCATCAAGATGAGGTCAGGATCCAACCCACAGGCGACGAGGTCGTCCCCGTTGGCGAACAGATCCAGCGCACCGCAAAGGTAGCCGAGCCACGCCCGCATGAACGAGTTCTGCGAGGAGGTGGTGAGGACGCCACTGGCAGTGATGCCAGCTTTCTGCACTTCCACAATCTTCCTGCCATAGGCAATCAGATGGGCGGAATTGGCAGCGGCTTCGCACCACTGTAGCTCCTCGAACACCTTCTTGCAAGGGCCCTGGTAGAGGATGCAACGCCTCTCGGCGTCGGCATACAACCAGGCACGCTGCACACTCATGTCCCAGGCGGACGCGTCTTCGTCCTGAAGAACGCCCTCCGGAGCAGAAGTGCGCAGACCCTCGATGAGCTCGCCGATCCGCTGCACCCCCTCGTCATGGTGGCCCATGCCGAGAGTGTGGTAGGTGGGCTTGTTGCCGGAGACAAAGACCGAGATGTCGTGCTTGTCTTGCTGGCGACTGGTCATGCCGGTAACCATCGAGTCCAGCACGGAAGCGGCCCAGATGATCCTCCATCGGCCAACCTTGGCCTTGGCCTCCCTGTGGGGCTCCATCTTGATGTGCGCCGAGAGCGGGTCTTTCAACCCGTTCAGGAACATCTCAAGGGGGGTCATCTTGGACATGGCGTCCGCTCCCCAGGCGAGGCGCAACAACATGCGCATCTTGGTGAGCTTAGCCAACTTCCTCTTCCCTTCC